CGGGGGCGTGCGCCCACGAGACGTAATTCATCGTCGACCCCTCATCGCCCTCAATGATGGCCCCGGCCTCGCCCTTCTTGCTAAAGCCTTGAATGTGCCCCGTGATAAAGAGCTTCGGGGAGGCGTGGTAATCGTTCGTATCGGCGAAGTTCGACAGCAGCGTCTCGAGTCGCGCTATGAGAGAGTTCACGATCGCCGTCTCCGTCTCGTCCTGCCGTGCGTACACCACGGGAATCTTCCCGATCGCCACAGCGCGAGGGTATCCCTCGGAGGGCGTCCACCCGCTGTCGCCGCTCTGCCACATATAATGCGCATCGGCGGTGTAGGTCTCGAAGAAGTCCACCGTGTTCCCCGCGTCGTCTTTGCGGGCAAAGCTGCGAGAGAAAGCCACCATGTCGCCCGTCTCATCGAAATAGGGGTAAAGCGTGTCCCCGGTCGCTGGGGAGAACACGGCGCAGCGCAGCTTGAATCGAGAGGGGAAGCCGTAACGGTTGGACTCCGCCTCGGTCTCCACCGGATACCACAGCTCGGCGCACTCCTTATATCCAAACACGCTGCGCGCCACACAGCGGTTGATCGAGTTGCACTTTACGTCGCGCAGGATGCGACCGAAGGCACGCATGACGGCCTGCTGCTGTTCTGATTCGGTGTCTGCATTGTAGGCCGGATCGTTGCCGAAGAGGAACGACACGGCGCGCTTGATGATGAGCTGCTGTATGGCGAGGCTAATGCGCGCCACGGGCTCGGGGCGTGTCGTCCCCTTGCTGCCCCCCGGCACATCGGAGGTCACCTGTAGGCCGCCCGACTCCTCCGAATCAGAAACAGCCACACGCTTATCGGGGCGTTTCGTTCGGTCGTTCACGTCGTGCTTCTCGGGGTCGATGGCTTTGCGGGCGGCCTCCACATCGGGCAGCGGCACGTTGCGCCCCTTCTTCAGGGCGTCGATCACATCAGAGGGGGTGCTCTGGCTGAAAATTTCTTTGAGGGTCATAGGGTTGAGCGTGTTTTGAGTTGAATGAAGTCTGTTGGGAGGATACGGGAGGCCGTCAGTAACCAAAGAGGCCAGCCACGGCGGAGGCAGAAGACGCTTTGCGGCGAAACTCTACCGTTCCCGTCAGGGCGTCCGGAGCATCGTCATGCGCGTTCACACCCATCTTGAGGTATCCCGTCAATGCGCCGGCAAACTCCGGGAAGCGGCGCTGCCAACCGAGGGGCATGTAGATGAGATTCTGCACGGCAGCCGAATAGGTGAAGATGCGCACGGCCTTGTTTTGCGATTGGTGGAACCACTTGAAGTGCGTGCGGTCGTTGCCCATGCGGCGACACTGCTGCTCT